GGAGTAAGAGGCTCTTCAGATGCAAGCTCTTCGGCTTGTTGTTGGAGCTGCAGCTGAGCTTGAAACTCAGGAGACAGCTCCATTTCACCTGGATCCTCCCTAAACTGCTCGTTAAGGTCAAGTTCCATAGTTTATCTAAATGAGTTTAGTATCTCAATATCTTCTGCTGTTAGCGGTCTCATAAGACCACCAAGATGCAGATGGGTTGCGTGACGGGGATCACCATCGCCAGGTCCGATAACTTCTTTGAAAAGATTCATAGAACGAATCAGTTCTTTAAGTTGTCGAGTTTTTTCGATGGATGTATCGTAATCACCTGTTTGGTGTGTAATGTCAAATGCTTCACCATAACCGTGGAAACTGTTACCTGCATGTACAGGAGCAACACCACCAAAGTCAGGATGTTCGGCTACTTGAAAACCAAGTTGTTGCAGGGCTTGACCAGTTTGTTGATAAGCACCTCTGTTGCCCTCATAAGTCAAGGCATCAGTAAAGGATCTCTTAAGGCTGTTACCTGCAAAACCTGCTCTAAGATTAGAAGGTTGTGCAACAGTACCAGCAACCTGTTGTAAAGCACGGATTCTTTGTTTAGGACCGTTAATAGCGTTAAACAAATCCTGACGTTGTTGGTCAGACATTGTGCTATTAATACTTTTAATAATTGCTGGGGGTTCTAAAGGTAACAAGTTAGGATCTCCAAGTGCTGCAATTTGACGGTTGATAACCGTAAAAGGATCAAGACCATTGCCCATGCCAGTAACTGCAAGGACATCCGTAGGAACTACAAAACCAGGCTTACCATAGCCAGATACAATAGACACAATCTCATCTCTAGTAAGGATGCTTTCTGCTGTGTCTAAGGTTTTTTCTAATCCCTTTGCTCCACCACCGTTATCAATAACACTATGTACAATTGCTTGATAACTGCGTCTAGCCTCTTCGAATGCGCTTAAATTAGCTTTTGAGTATAGATTTGGAAATTGAGCAGCGCCGCCAGGTCCACCCGGTTTACGGTAAAACAAAGAGTCCGGGTCCTTTGACCTGGCTCCTGCTTTAACTTCATTTTCAATTTCTTTAGCTATTAACTCAGCTGCAGTGTTAAAGGCTGCTTGATCAGCATTGCCCCCAACACTTCGATCTACTCTTTTACGGAATTCAGCACGCATAGCTCTTTGAAGAGCTAAACTAGTTGCACTGTTAGGTTTTTGGCTACCATAACTGGTCACACCATTTGCAGTAGTCTTAAAGGCATCGGATAGGTCTTTGTAAACACCTGAGTTATACTTAGCCTCTTGCGCAGCAAAACGTTTTTCTAAGTCTTTACCAGCAGTAGCGTCTAGACGTTTAAGTGCGTCAACATGCTCCCTAAGGATAAACCCGTCAGGCATAGACTCAAGTTCTTCTACTTGTTTAGCTTTAGACTCTGCTTCAACAGTATAATTTTCTAGATATTTAGTAATACTTGCAGGTACTTTACCGTAAGTTTTTTTAAATCGATTTGCAGCTGATTCTACATAATCTTTGGTAGGATTTTGGATGATCAGTTCAAGAGCATTTTTCTCTGCTTCTTTGTAAGAAAGATCATCTGCTTTAATCTGTGCATTTCTATACTTATTATCGTCTTCCAAACGTGCCTGCAATATAGCAGCAAATCGTCCAGGTCGTTCTTTTGCATACGGTTTTTCACCAGCTTGCAACACAGTACCTGCCAGCTGTTCTGTACTAAACAAATACTTACCATCAGGACCACGCATTGTAGCAAGACTTACATACCAGTCATGTGCTTTTGCATAGTCGTTACCGTTTGCACGGCGGATCATTTGAAAAGACTGGCTGATATTATTACCAAACTCTGTAGGGTTTTGAGTTAGAATAGTAAGTGCACTATCAGCATATTGCTGGTTTTCATTTTCTATTTCTTGCTCACGGCGGTCAGATAGAATAGATTGGTGGTGTTTTGCTTGAAACTCTAGAGCAGTTCTCATGCTACCAGGTTTAAGACTCATCCCACCTTCAGCTCTAAACCTATCAGAAACAATCTTAGACACATCTGTCATGTATCCAGCAAGTTCTGATGAGGTCAAAGGACGACCTAAAGTATCCTCTTGCTTTTTAATAGCTTCGTTAAGAAGTTGTGGGTATTTATACTGATAGAAAAATGCAGCCTTACCTTTCAGGATTTCACGTCTAACGCGGTCACTGTAGTTACGAGATTTAGCAACAACTAACGGATCACCACCTCTAGCTTCATACTCATCTAATTGAGATTGCTGCATTTCATCTAGAACATCCAACCCCAACTCATTACGAATAGTGTTTAGATTTTCATCATAGGGGTTTTGTAGATACTCTTCAAGAGCTTGGTTGATCGTCTTGTCTTCTTCAGCCTCAACATACTCTGAATAGGCTTTACCGGCAGACTCGCTAATACTTGAGATGCTTTGTAAAATAGAAGCGTTGTCTCTTTGATTTTGCTCGTATTGAGCTTGCTGAGCCCGTGCTTCCGCTTGAATGCCTGTTAGCTCTCGTTGGAAGTTTTGTGTTTGAATTTGGCGATTGGTCTCGCGCTGGCCTGCTTCTAGTCGTTGGTTTTCTTTTTGTTGCGCAAGGATCTGTTCACGATTTTTGATATCAGCGTCCCGTACATCGCGCATGTTTTGCACAACACGGGCGCTCTCCTCACGCATACGAGCGATGTTATCTCCACTTACTTGTATAGGACGAAAACCAGCCCCTTGAGCAGCCCTCCTGTATTGTACTTGTTTCATAGTTTTATGCGATGTTGTAAGTAGAACCCGGCAAAGGTGTGTACCCGCTTGGTGCAATTGGGAACATGTTGCCTGCGGACGTGGTTGGGTTTGAAACACCGCCGCCTACGCCGCCTCCACCACCAAAAGCACTGCTCCAATCCACACCAGCAAGCGACGAAGCTGCACTACCGAATCCAGAGATAAGAGGTGCAATTGTGCTTTGCTGTTGTGCTGGTGGGATATATTGTGGTGTAGCTTCCATTGGTGGCATGAAGATCGTTTCCGGTCCCAGTTCTGGCATAGGAATATCCATAGGCTTCATCGGTTTAATCATCATAGATGCCCTAGCCTGCATGTCTGCACCAAACTTTTGCAAAGTAATTGCTCGCATGTTGCGTTGAGATTGCTCAACAGAACTAGCTAGACTTGCATCTGTAATAGCAGCATTACGACCGGCAGCAGCTACTCTTGATTGGATAGCTTTGTTTCTTGAGACACCACCTTGAAGCATTGCAGCACGTCCTTCCTGCTCTAAGCGGTCTACAAGAGCACCTTGCTTATTAAATGCATCTTCTGCCTTTATATCATTTAGGGCAGCTTGCTCGGCTGAATACGCATCAGCTGCAGCAATACTATTAAAAACCAGCTGATCTTCTGTGTTCTGCTCTGATTTAGCATAACGTCTTAAAACATTGAGGTATTCAAAGTCTTGAATTGACTGGTCATACTTCCATTTTTTAATTGCAGTTTCGTATTGAAAAGCTCTATTGTTGTAATAGTTTTGCTTAGTAATTGCAAACTTTTCAGCGTTATATTTGTTGGTTGCTTTAGCCTGTTTTTTAGCAAGTTTTTCCTGCTTCTTTTGTGCTCTCCTAGCAGCAGCATTTTGCTTTGATGCAGAGCGGGAACCCATGATTCCGCCAACAATAGCGGTACCCGCACTAATAGCAGCGGCAACCCAGTTCATCTCCAAACCAGAGAAAGCCAGTTGATCGTCTAGGAGATTATTACTTTTTGGATTAAACATTAAGCCCTCCTATAGAATCGTTGGGAATAGTTACCTTCCCACATCATTGACACCAACGATACAGGATATGGATAATTACTTGTCACTTTAAGTTCAAAATTAGTATTACGTTGATGGATGGGTAAAGTAAATACACGTTCCTGGATTACAGGATTAGTATCACCTTGGTACTTATCACCTTCTGCTGTATGCTGTACATCCTTCCATTCGTTAGAACCATCTGCTTTCAGCTTAAACTGGATAGCACCAGTACGACCAACAGAAAGTTTAACCCTAGCAATAGTAAGTGCAGCAGTGTAGTCAGCTCCAGTACCTTGTCTTTGTAGATAGAACTTAGGCAAAACAGCCTCTAAATCATAACCATAACCAACTACAATACCATCAGAATAATCTGTAAAGTCACCTTTTACTTCAAAGTAATGGTACCCAGTTCCAGATTCAATACGTTCAATACCCTTAGCCCAGTAGCCTTGGTCTGAGTCTAGCTCAGCATCCGTACCATCATCTGCTGTAGGCACTGTAAGGAGCATCACGGCGTCCTTATCGTCAATAGGAGTGTATGGGACGTAGACCTTGGTAATGTCGTTTGTAGAGTCATATACAACTGCATCAACACCGACACCTGGACTTACAGGACGTGTAGCCATGTCAAGCGGTACGTTACCAGTAAAGCTATTCGACGTGGCAATAATGTCACCAGACGGAAGTTCATCTAGCTCAATAGAACCAATAGCGTATTCATCTTCAAACTGTGTTACAACAGTAACTGCATCATTAAGGATTTTGGCAGCCTGTACATCAGCAGGTAGTTCCCATTTAACCCAGGCTTGGAATAGATCTTCTTTACCGTTGTTGTAAAAACGATACAAGTAAAGGTACTTTGTATCACGGTCAACCAACATAATAAGAGAGTTGGGAGGACTGACAGTAAGATCATCTACAGTATCAGGAAGCCATTCCAAAACAGCTTTACTAATGTCAACTACTACCGGAGGCTGTTGCACGTCACGTAGAGTCATAGTAAACAATTTACTATAACCAGGCACTCGGCTGATAAACGCAGAAGCTGTGCCAAAATCTACAGGTCTGATGTTCTCAGCCATTTCATAGTTAGACAGCGTACGGACTACAGTAGTGGTAGGTGTCAAAACCCCTGACTCTGTAGTGTACACTTGGAACTGTTGACGTTCACTGAACATTAACAAGCCTTGTGGTGATGGCAAGACATCAAACAATTTAACAGGACGTACACTAGATACGTTCAAATCAATAGGATCTGAATCGATTTGAGTTAGCGCAGATTTAGCAAAAAAGTTGTAGTTATCGTTAGCAACACCAAAAATAACGTTATCTTCAGATAACATCCCGAACCTGTTGTTATAAAAGAAAGTAGAGCTAATCTTTTTACCAACAAAAGACGGTTTAGGGTTAGTGTTATCATCACCGACTAGGCGATCCTTATAAGTAATAGGACCGAACGTAAAGGTAGTAGCACCTGTATTAGCTAACTCGTGAGGCATGGTCGTATTGTCAAGACCAGGAGACGCATCTCGTGCAATGGTTTCTTGCCAGTAACCTTTACCGTCAACACCATCCTTAGCGACAAACTTCAGATAATAATCATCATCTGCAGAGTCACTGTTCAAAATCTTTACAGTATGGTTGTGGTATGATTCGACAGGCAACTCAGATACGTTAGTAACTTCATCTTGAAATGCTTCTGCACTATTGTTAAAAGTACCACCGACAACTCTTAGGGTAAAGAACACATAAGTAGCGTTTGCAGGTGGCTGCTGATCAAACACAACAGCATTACTCTCATTAGTTCTGCGGATAGTTAGACTATTAGCATAAGCATTGAGGTACCATTTACCGTTAAAAGCAGCGTTGTTTTCATTATGACGCTTTTCTATCAAATCTGTGATAGCGCCCCGAAGTTCATGTGAATCATGTGTACCAGTTAGAAACGAATCAAATGTTGCACCAGACTGGGCAACCGCAGTCTCAAGATATTTAGTACCACCTGAGGCACCTTGAATAGTTACTTTAACTTCGTCACCATTAGTCAAAGTCTTTAGTACAATAGTACCTTGTGATTGAGCAACAAACGTGTTATCTGCATCCATAGCAGTAGTAACCGTTTTGTTGGTGATGATAGTGGTGTCTTGGATACTACGGAAATGGTAGTCATCTTGACTGGTACCGGTCAGATAACCTGTACCGTTATTAGTTACTGTACAGAACGTACCGTCATCAGCAGTCCAAATGTACAAGTTTGTACCTTTAATGGCTCCAATGTAAGAGCCAGCTGCAGCACGGTCGATGAAGAACCAAGACGCATCTGCTAATTCAGATTTATTAAATGGTGTACCATCAGCCTTTTTCAGCACTTCAATATGCTTCATGCCAGGTCGTTTCAGCAGACCAAACGTAGGGTCCGGATAACCGTTAACACACTCAGCCAACTGATTAGCAAGTTTTTTGTCGTCAGTTTGGCGGGATACACCACCAAGAAAATTAGGGATCTGTTGTGTTACTGCTGGCATTAGCGTTGCAAGGTATGGAACGGTTTATAGCTGTTATAGTAATTTTCACCTTGTGGTTCACCAAAGAAGGAGAAGTCACCTTGATTGCATTCATACTCCATAGCCATAGCTCGTGCAAACGCTTCCTTTTGTTGAAGCATTTGGAACTGGTTGGCGTCACCCATAACACGGCTAGAGAAGATAGCAGCAGCACGTGCTACGATGAATGCTTGGATAGGAGCAGGGATATATTCCCACTCAAAATACCACAAGATGTCTGCCTGAACGCTATCGTCAGTCCACTTGTAGGTATGTTTAATACGGTCGTAGAGTTTACCTCCACGGTTAATACTGTCAAACTGACGGTTACCAGATCTCTTAGAAGAAATGTTTAGATCGACCTGAAGCATGTCATCAGGAATTAGGATCTCGTCGTTGTTGTCGGGTGTTAGTGTATAATCAAATTCTTTATTGAAAGTCCATCCTTCACTCTGTACTTCACGCGACACTTCTCTCAGGGTGTTGAGTGCAATCGCAACGTCCGGGTTGGTTTGGGTTTCAACTCTACTTGTAACTTCATTACGAGTCAAAGTACGTTCTGCTACAGTCTGTGAAATGTTCAGAGTGTATTCATACGTTACAGGATCAGTGGCAGGTGTTACTTCTACACCAGCTACTGCAATAGATGTACCGTCAGTAACACCAGTACCACCAATGTAAGTACCAACAGGAATGTTAGCAGTTTCAGTGGTAAGTGTAGTACCTGAAATAGAACCAGTAAATCTAGAGACTTCGTTAATGATGAGAGTTTCTTCAGTTGTCAACGTGGTAACAGGAGCCTGACCAACTGACGCCAGGATCTGATTAACGGCTTTAAGTTCAGTGGAGCCAGTAGTTAGGTAAGGCATAATTGCAAATGAGTATTATTCTCAATAAGGAATTAAAAAAAAGGAGCCTCCGAAGAGACTCCCGTATAAGAAAAATCAGAATGCAGCAGGCTTGGTAGCGGTGCCAGCAAACAGTTCCACAGCAGCAGCGGGATTCAGGTAGTCAGCGCCCATGGCGAGACGACCCAGGATCACGTCACCCTGGTAGATGGTGGACACATCGCCACTGGTGACTTGCACCTGAGGAGCGATAGCTTCCACACAACCAGCAGCTTCACGCTGGAAGATCAGACCGCAGCTGTTAGCAAATTCGGTTTCTTCACCGTACTCGTTATCACCACCGATGCCAGAAACATCGTTAGCAGCATCTTCCATATCTTCACCCACGAAGTCACCAGTGTTACCAGGATCGGTCACACCGGGGTTCGTAGCAGAGCCAGTACCATACTTAGTACCGTACTGAGAGAAGAACGGAATGTTCATGGACTTGTAGATCTTGATACCGGCGATCTCAATGATTCCGTTGCCGCTTTGCAGCGCAGAACCTTGAGCATCACGGTTCACAAGACCGTTCGATCCAACAGCTTGGATCAGTTCATAGTACTGACGGGGGTTAAGAACACCCACACGTCCATCCTGAGACACACCCTTCTCATCCAGAGCAGCAGCAGCGTCATAGAATGCAGACACCAGTGCAGAGGAAGAGTAAGCATCAGAAGCGTTGGTCGTAGTACCAACACGGATCTGAGTACCACCGGGCTCAACATAGTTGGTCTTGGTGATAGGAGAAGCTTTACGTGCACCACGGGTGATAGCACGGAAGATCAGACGGTCATACTTTTGAGCCAGAGCGTAGCCGATCTTACGGCTGATCTCAGAGCGCATGTCGTAATGAGAAAGAACTTCGTCCAGCTCATACAGGAAAGCAGAGCTGATCAGCAGGTCATCAACCGTGATGGTCTTCTCGGCCACCGGCGGTGCACCGTTGGAATCACCCAGGATGCTGTTACCAGGAGTATGGTACTCAGCCTTGGTGTGACCGGTGTAGATGAACTGAAGAGACTTACCGTTGGTAAGCGTACGACGCATAACCAGATCACGAGCGATCGCGTTATGCTGGAAGCCTTTGAACATCTCTCCAGAGAAGAGTTTCAAATATAGGGCGCGGGCGTCGGACCCGCCATTGTCTGCACCCGGGCGAGTCAGACTCGCAGCCATGTCAGAAGATTGAAAAGCCATTTTTAATTAAAGTAAATAAGTATTAAACAGACTTCAAACGTTTGAAAAAATTTTTGTGGTCTATTCCCACCGTCTAGACGGCTAGAGGTATCGGCGTACCGGCTCTAACCAATGCAAGGGAGGTCCTACTCTGAGGTGCCTCCCAAGCTATTACAGAAGACCTTTAAGGCACTTCTTTTGTTTGCGGCATTCTGGCTTTTTATCACCACAAAGACCGCAGCGTTTAAACACAGCCTGGTCATCACCTGGTGTCATAGAAGTGACACTAGCTTTGACCGTATCAGATTGCATTGATTGAAACTGACCGTTTTGTGCACGCTTTCGTTTAGCTGGCATAATTAGTTAAGAACAGTTTTTTTATATGCGGTGCCACGATAGCACAATGCTACTTCTTTCTCCTCACGGATCATTTTGTTGTAAGCATTGACAATGTAGCGCTTTTCGAGATCAGACATAGTTCGTACAGGATAAACCTAACCCCCGTTCCATGGTTAGGCAGTCATGCGTCTATAGTTGACTCTAGAACCATGCGAGTAAATTGTGTCTCCAGGAAGTTGATATCTTCCTGTTCTTGCGGATGACCACCAGGCCATTGTTTTTTGTATAGCCTTAGTGCATCACGAATAATTCGAGCACCATTATCGCACACTTGAATGTCAAACATAGATGAACGTACGAAAAATTAACCGATTGCTGGAGCAGTCAGGGCGACAGGAGTTGTCTCAGCTGCTGCGAGATCCAGCGGGAAGTTGTGGGCATTGCGTTCATGCATGACTTCCATACCGAGACCAGCTCGGTTCAAGATGTCTGCCCACGTATTGATCACATGACCTTCACGGTCTTGGATCGACTGGTTGAAGTTGAAACCATTCAGGTTGAAAGCCATGGTAGAAACACCAAGAGCAGTAAACCAGATACCAACAACAGGCCAGGCTGCCAAAAAGAAGTGGAGACTACGGCTATTGTTAAAAGAAGCGTACTGAAAAATAAGACGACCAAAGTAGCCATGAGCTGCAACGATGTTGTAGGTCTCTTCTTCCTGACCAAATTTGTAGCCATAGTTCTGACTCACTTCCTCAGTTGTCTCACGAATGAGTGAAGATGTGACGAGAGAGCCGTGCATGGCGCTGAACAAAGATCCCCCAAACACACCAGCGACGCCCAACATGTGGAACGGGTGCATGAGGATATTATGTTCTGCCTGAAAGACGAACATGTAGTTAAAGGTACCGGAAATGCCAAGAGGCATAGCATCGGAAAAAGATCCTTGACCAAAAGGGTATACCAAGAAGACAGCAGAAGCTGCGGCAACAGGTGCACTGTATGCCACAAAGATCCAGGGACGCATACCTAGTCGATAACTAAGTTCCCACTCTCGTCCCATGTAAGAGTAGATACCGATAAGGAAGTGGAAGACAACGAGCTGGAAAGGTCCGCCGTTGTACAGCCACTCATCAAGGGTGGCTGCTTCCCAAATCGGGTAGAAGTGCAAGCCAATAGCGTTGCTAGAGGGCACGACGGCGCCTGAGATAATATTGTTCCCATACAGAAGGGAGCCTGCAACTGGTTCTCTGATTCCATCGATGTCTACCGGGGGTGCAGCCACGAAGGCAGTTACAAAACAAATAGTAGCGGCTAGCAAAGTTGGGATCATAAGGATGCCAAACCAGCCAACATACAAACGGTTGTTAGTGGACGTTACCCACTGGCAGAACTCCTCCCAAGTAGAACGAGACTGCCGTTGTGAAAGAATAGCGGTCATTTAAAAGTGCGGTTACATTTACATTCTTATGTATTTGAGCACTTTGTTAGGGGCGACCAAGGCTCACATCCAGTGCCGCCCCGGTCTTATCAGAACTTATACTTAGCACCCACCTTGGTGCCGAAGCCGTTCTCATCTCCAGTAATGATCGAGACCTCCCCGTATACAGACAGAGCCTCGCTCAGGTCATAGGAACCACCTGCTTTACCAGACAGTTCAGTGGTAGCCTCAGCACCGTCAGGTTGGATGAGGGTAGTACCACCTTGGACATACCAGTTAGCACCTTCGTAACCAACGTGAACGTCCGTAGCAGCACCGGTGTAATCGTCACCGTAGTAACCGGCGTTCGATTCGATGTTTGCGTAGGGACCAGCAATAGCGGCACCGTGTGCCATGCCGAGGAGGAGACCGGAAGCAATAATAGATTTCATGATTAGTTAATTAAGCTTTTTTAGGTTTACGTTTTTTAGCAGTCTTAGCTGCTGCTTTAAATTGTGCGGCAGTAGGTGCTCCCTGGCTGCCAGCTTTGCGCATTTTCTCTCCACTACCAGCGGCGATCCGCTTGCGCTTGGCGTGGATGTTAGCATAGAGTCCAGGTTTTGCCATTATTTTTTCTTAGGGGGACGGCCTTTCTTTGTACCGTACGTTCCTTTACCTTGAGGCATTACCATACTCCGGGGATAATTTGACCAGTGATTGCATAAGCACCAAGAGCCGCCATGACGCCAAGCATAGCAAGACGACCGTTAAGCTTCTCAGCCTTTTCATTGTGAGTTTCAGTTACATCCATAATAGTCATAGGTGGTTCGATTGCATAGAGGTTTAGACGACCCCGTTCTTCAGTGACAGTAGTCATCAGAATTGAACATCAGAGTTTTCAAGACGACGCATCAGGTCTTGCCGATACGCCGGGTCACGATCATAGCGTGGATCGCTCATCGCAGCAACCAGTTCAGCCTGACTCTTGAATGAATCGTCTGTGTCCTGGGAGCCACGACCTGTAAGCAGCTGACCATCAGAGCCTACAGAATCGTTGTAACGTGATTGTAGCGCCTGGACGGCGTAGTAGATAGCGTTAGGGTTACCAGAACCCATCACACCATCATACATCTCGATCTCTTCTTTGGAGAAATTATCGCCTGCCCACGCCAGCATAGACTGATAGGCTTTTTCACCGCCCACCATGTCCATCAGCATGTTAGCTTGCTCGTCGGAGAGGAGTTCTTCTTCTCCGTCGTCGTCTGCTTCTGGCTCTGCCTCTGCTGGCTCGCCCTCGTCTTCGGGGGTCGGTACTTCATCACGAGGTTCTCCAAGTTTTTTCTGAAGTTCTACATAAGCTTGTTCAAGAGCTTGTGTGTCCTTGAACTTACCGGCAAGCAATGACTGCTCACCTTGCTCAAGAGACTCAGCAATCGCAAGAGACTCCTTTTCGTCTGAGTTAAGAATCTCAGGATTGGCAGGAGTCTCATTCATTGTAAATGTTTCAGCCATAAATTATTGGGGTGGGATAGGTGGTTGTTGTTGTAGCTCCTGTTGAGCCATCTGCATTTCAGCTTGAGCTTGTTTCTGCTCAACGGCTGCCATCTGTGGAGCCTGTTGTATAGCCATCATCTCTTGCTGCTGTGCCATCTGTTGCTGTTGCTCAGATTGCAGTTCATCCATACTCTTCACAAGGTTGAGTACGTCAATGCCAGAGGCTGCTGCCAGACGTTTAATGACTTCATCAGGATTAATGAACTGACCGATAGCTTCTGGTCCCATAGTCTGTGCAATAATTTGCAAGAACTGACCAAGGCTTTCACGGTCTTGACCACGACCCAAGGCATTAATACCTGCCACGATCGTTGGTCGAACAATGTCACCTTTAGGCAAGCGAGGGATCTCGCCTGTCTTCTGTGCAATGTTCAGTTTACGATTGAGGTATGGCACAAGGAACTCAACAGT